ACCAGTCGGAACGGTCTCTTCGTTCTTGAGCATTTCACGGATCGCAGCACTGAGGGTAGAATGGTGGACGTCGTAGGATTCTTTGACCTCGAACTGCTGGAATCCTTCACGGACGACTGCCGCGATACGGGCCACCTCTTCAGCCGACTCACGGTTGAGGTCCAGAATGACCGACTTCTTAACCAGTGCATCTCGACCTTGGGCCTTCAACCATTCAGCAGCGCGCTTCCGGGACTCCACATCATCCTGACCTTTCATGGATGCGCGGACAGAGGCTCGCACGGAGATTTCATACCCATCGATAGAGATGGACTCGATGCCGGAGGTCATTAGCTCGATCGGGAGTTGATTGTATCTCAGGTCGTCGTAGTCGCGCTTGGCGGCTTTGAGATCCTCCTCCAGATTGTCCACAAGAGTCTTGGCTTCGGTGAGCCTCTTCGCCAAAAAGACTATCTTGGTTTTCTTGTCTTCCGTTGTCTCTTGGACATCGGCCTCGAAGTCAATAGTATTGATATCCGTCATTGTGATCCTCTATGTTTTCATCTTTGCTCTCGACGAGCTCGCGGATGTCCAGAACCGTTCTGGCGACATCTTTCTTACCGAGGATGTTGTTCAGATTTCTGACGTCCAAGGTTCCAGGCGAAAGCAAGTGCATGACGTTCAGATTCATAAGCTGACCGCGACGCTGAGCCCTTCTCCAGAACTGATCGTAGATTTCCAAGTTTCCTCGGAGAATACTATAATACATAAACAATCTGGTGGAAACCATCGTGTAGCCACGAGCGATAGCTTGGTTCCCAATGATGACTTTATATCTGTCACTAGACTCATAGTCCTGAACAGTTTTGAATTTGTCAGGTGTTCCGCCGTGAGCTTCCACAAACGGAATACCTTGCTTCTCTAGCTCTCTGGCCATGATGACTATCTCGGGACGATACGCGCAAGCGACGATAGTCTTGTACCCTGTGGACCGAATCTGCTCAGCAGCGTAAGATGCGCGATTGTTCTCCAAATAGACGACGTTGCCTTCTCCGTCTCTAGTATAGCCCCAGACGACCTGCTGCATTTTCATGGCGCGCGTAGCGGCTTCATTCATGTCGAGGATCTTTCCATCCCCAAGATCCAGAATGAACTCTTTCTTCAACTTCTCATAAATATCAATCTGCTGTTGGGTCATATCAACATAGCGGTTGACTATCAATGGAACGGGGAGATTGAGGACCGTATCATCCACCCGGAGCGTATGAGAATCCAGGAGCTTTTGGAGCTTCTCGAGATTTTTCTGCCCAACAATCTGGCGACCTTCCCAGCCGCCCTTTATGAGATACTCATGCTCGAAAGCAGAGAAGGAGGGGCAATCCAAAATTGAGGGGGATAGGAAGTTGATAGGGGCAAACAGATCCTGGACCCCGAGGGAGATAGGCTGTCCAGACAAGATCGAGCGACTTACCGACAAAGATCGCAGCTTCATGATCTTCTTTGTGCGGATAGCGTTCCTGTTCTTTATTGTGATGGACTCGTCCACAGCAATATGACAGCGACCAGATCTTACGAAGTCAAGGCAGAAATCGTAGCAGGCGTCGGACACCATAGCTTCGATATTGACGGAAGCTACCCTGAACTTATCGGGGTTCTTTACGAGAGCCTTGGCTCTATCATACTTCTTAGCAGAGGAACTACCTGACTTCCACTCAAACAGTTCAACCTCTACCCCATCAGGTAGATGCTTCGGTATTTCCAAGTGAATCCAGTTGGAATGGACATCGTTCGGGGCGAAGACAAGAAGACAATCTATCTGATTGGAAAGATACTTGTAGAAGGTGATGTCCAACTGAGCTTTAGTCTTCCCGGTTCCCATCTCCATGAACAGACCGAAGAAGTCGGCGCGCTTGAATCTATCGAACGCTGTTTGCTGATGCTCCATATTAGGCATCCGCGGAATATAATCCACTTCCACAAACTCGGCAGAAGCTTTACTTTCTATCAACTCCATAAAAGAGCTGTCAAATGAGATTAGGTTGGAACCTTTATGACGCTCGTAAACTCTCTGAGCAATCATGCCATCCTGGTCCAGCTCGATCGCTACTCCACCAGGAAGCTTCTTCTTTCTTGCGGGAAGTGAGTTGATAGTATCTGCTAATCGAGCAGATATAGCGCCTTCAAAGACGATGGCGTTCTTGACTCTTCGAATGATCATATTGCCAGTATAGCAGGAGGCGGCTCTTTATTTAAGTCTCAAACTACCGAGGATGTCTGCGATACTCATGCTGATGCAAACTATGCGCTCATCACCCGAAAGGGATAGTCTGGAATAGGTGGAGGGAGTATCGAGGGGATCCACGTAGACAAGATAGTAATCCCCATCCGCCCATGCCACGATCCAGGCTCGCCCACTAGAAATGCTGTTTCTCTTCGCCAGAAACTTGGTTTGGATAATCTGCAGAGAGCCAAGAATGAGATCATCGTTGGCAATCTTTCCAATCTTCAACTCTATGAAGAATTCTCTTTTCCCGCCGGTCTTGTCTGTCAGGTGGATATCCGGCAGGCCATCGTCTAAGGATGTCTCCATGCGGAAAGCATCATAGCCCGCTTTCTGAGCTTCCGCCAGGAATAGCTTGGAGAGTGCTGATTCCTTCATTCTGGCTCTCTTTTCGCTACGGAAGCATTGGGATCCAGGATGCAGTTAGCGCGCACGAAATCCAAATTAGCGTTGAATTTCAGCGCGACCTTTTCCTTGTCCTCGACGTCCTGTTTATTGCTCTGTGCAATTTCCACCGGACCCTGACCGCCCTTCTGGTTCAGGATTGGAAAAGGAAGCTTCTCACTTTCCTTTTCCTGGAACGGGACTTGGCAAGGGACACGAACTAGAACTGAGGCCTCTCTGCTCGATGAGCACGCAGATAAGATCAGGAGAAATGGAAGAGCTATCACCCTTCCGTCCAAGCGAGGAAGCATTGTCGACTCCTGACGAGGTTCGTGTTTTAGTCTTAGCAATCTTATCGGAGACTTCGGTTCGAGATTTCTCTGCTTCTCTAGCCGCTGACTCCGAGGAGGTATTGGAAGTGCTGACGCTATTGACCAGTTCGGTCATCTGGTCAGCTTTGCATTTAGCTGCTCTTGAGTCCCATCCAAACCAGAATCCGCCGCCAGCAAGGGCGATGCTGGCGGCTAGAGATCCGGCGATGATCCAAGGATTAATCATTGAAGCCAAGCGTGGGAATGTCTTCCGGGAAGAGCAGCTTTTCGATCTCATCCAGACAGGTGGTGGAGACCGCGACGTTTCCACACAGACTGTTCAGATTGTGCAAAGGAGACGCAATCTTCGAGTTGATCTGCAGAGTAGGCTCCCACTTCTCACGGAAGACCTTGAAGGCCGCATCAAAGACGCCAATGCTTGCCTTGAGCACCTGGATATCGCTCTTGAAGTCTTCTTTCTTGCTCATGGCTGGATCACCATCTAGCTCTTGGCGACGGCACCAGCTTCGGCCTGATCGAGAACAATCGGCAGAGCTTTTAGAACCTGCGAGATGCTGGACAGCATGTTCAAGAGATTCGAAAACTCAGAGTACTGAGACTGACAGGCTTCGAGCTTTGAGGCCAGCTCAGCGACGTTGTGGTCGGTGACAATAGCACGAATCGACGCGAACTTCGCGACTGCGGCATTCGTCGCTGCGAGCAGCATATCATTGCGATAGGCAGTCAGTTCAGCCTGTTTCGCTCGCATCTCAGCTTCCCTGAGAGCCAGCTCTTCGAGAGTTGGTGTAGTAGGTTCAGTCACGGGTTTCCTCCAAGTGAGAGTGATTCTCTGAAGCGCAATCTAGCCGCCTCCTGTTCCATATAAACACAAGTGGGAGTCGGTGGAAAGCTCCATTGTGCTGGCTCTGGGCAGTTGATCGTCATCTCATTCAAAGCATTGAACCAGATGACCCATTCTTCCAAACAGGCTATCGTAAGCCTGCTATCGGGCCGTATTGTCCAGGCGAATCTGTCCAAAAGACGGTTTCGTTCAGACTTCAATGAGAGCCCTTGTTCCGAATTCCAGGAGGTGTCTGCCGGAGCTAATAATGCTTGCGCGCGAAGAGTCTCTACATTTGCGTTTGAGACGCAGTGTCCACATGCGACGGAGTGCGGGATATTGGTGATATCGGAGACATCCACCAGACCAAAAGCCGGAAGCATCTTCTTACAAGATGGGCACTCGTAAAAGCCCTCAGTCGACATGTTGGCTTCAATAAGAGCGTCTTCGAGAGTTTTACGACTCATTGCGGCCTCACTGTGACTTTACCAGTTCTGTTCCCAGGGGTAGCGTTTCTTGTAGTGGCGGGAGTCCCCGCAGCAGTCCACTTGACTTGAACGAAATCTGTCAGGTTCGGTGAGCTGCAATTCTCGGATGCCACGATACTAATACCGAAGTCCGTCACACCAGAGCCAAGCTGGAATGTCTTTGTGATATCAAATGTTCGATAAGTAGTTCCTGCGTTCCCATCCGCCCCATATAGATAGACTATCTCAGTGGTGGTCTGTGTCCATGTCCCAGACTTCTTTGCCCAGATGGCTATTGTGATAGACGCTTGTCCGGCAGCGAAGTTTGACATTATTGATAGTTTCCAATATACTCATTAAGGACGGTAGCAGATCCCTGAATTCTGAATTCATAATTTCCGTCCTGAGACTCACTGTAACCAGACTTGTCGATCTGGCGAGTAGGGCCAGTCCCTGGAGTGGTATCTGTGGTCAGAGTTATGATAGAGGGTGTTCCTGGGACCCTAATCTTCAACCTAGCTATGAAGCTAGTGGAGGTCAAGCTCTCAGCATAGAGGTCATAGACCTCACCGGACCCAAGGGGATCCAACCCCATAGTGGAGAAGTCCAGCTGCGGAAGCGCACCCAAATCCACACCGAATGAAACAGTGTCACCATCTTTGATCACGTAGTCCTTGGAGGCAAGGGCGATCCTCCACAGATTGCCCGTAGTGCCGAGTGCGATACCGGCCGAGGCACTCAAGTTACCTGAGATCCTGACCGCGCCGCCGACGAGCTCAAGGGCAACCTTATCTGCCGACAGCAAGACTTTGTTGGCTATCAAGCTGATGAAAGAAGCGGCATTTCCGTTCACATCGGTGGAGGACATCGTTAGGACAGCAGAACCTGTGCCTGAAGATACCTTAGTGATCCACGAGGCAGTCCGGGATTGAAGAGTAGCGATGGTAGAAGCATGGGTGGATACTGTCGCTTCCATAGGCGCTAGAACCGTCTGGTCCCGGATTTCGGCAGCGGTAGCGGGACGGATCCAAGCTCCGTAAAGTTTCATCCGACCAGTGAGGGTCTTATTTGCAGAAAGACCACCAGCGGACAGCCCGATATAGAAAGCCGAGGCCGTCGCACCGGCCTGGATCAACTTCTGGAAAGTATATCTCTTTCCGCCAACTGGAGTCAAGCCTATAGCGGAGGCTTGTCCAACAGGAATATCCGTCGGGAATTGGAGATATCCACCTAGGATATTATTCCAGCTGGAGTCGTAGAAATAGTAGCGCATCGCTGCGCCAGTGATATCTCCCGATACAGTCTCTACATCGCATCCGACAATATAGTAGTTTCCTCCTGTAATCACGCCTGTATTGGATTGGTTGGAGAACTCGTGAGATTGGGTGGATCCAACTGTGACGTCGGCATAATAGCCCCCGAGACCGGATGCGACTCTGGTAAACATAGAGGGATTACCGTATGGAAGTCCCCAGCTATCTGGTTGAACCGAGGCGTTTGTCCAAGCTGCGAACTTGGGATTCGCGTTTAGCGATCCTTGCCCAATGGTCGCGGATACGACCATGCTCGCTTGTGCAGCAGATGCCGCACTCGTCGCCACAACAGCCTGAGCGGTCGCTACTCCAGCAGAGCTTGCTGCTGCAAGCTCTGCTGTGACATCCTCGAACTCCAAGTAGTCGAGATAGACCTGCAACCCCGTGGAGTTGTAGTTCAGGAAGGCGATCAGCTTGATCTGAACAGTGCCGGGTGGGAACTTTGTCCAGCTATCGTTGCCTGTGCCGGTAACGATGGCCTCGTACTGATTGCAGACCCCGTTGGGTAGCCCGATTGTGCTCGGCCCGAGGCAATAGCGGTAACTACCGTGCCCCCCGTGGTCCACTATATTTCCGTCGATATCTAATCCAACGAACCCGAGGTAAACCTGCGCTATGCCACCGGGGTCGGGGCTCTTGTAAGCGCCAACACGCGCCCTGAATCTGTATGAACGCGCAGTATCGATCTGATACGCGGCTCGACTGACTACGCTAGCCTGAACACCATTTATAGCAATGGCGTTTGATGGGCTCCCAAAGCCCGCGCCGATTGTCAGTTCGGAGCCAAACGACCCGAGTCCGTTGATGGACGGACCCCATCCATCGAGCCCAAATTGGAACGAACTATTCCGGTTTACGGCAATGACATCCTGCTTATATTGGGCGACAAGATTAGCATACGTGGCGGCAGAAGCAGATGAGCTTGCAGCGCTGGTCGCACTTGATGCAGCAGCCGCCGCACTTCCACTCGCAGCAGACGCGGAGGCAGATGAGTTTCCCGCCTGAGTCGCGGCGTTATTGGAAGAGTTGGTGGCAGAGATGGCAGAAGTCGAGGCTTCACTGGCTTTTGTCGAAGCCACAGCAGCCGATGCAGCCGACGCAGTCGCACTTCCGGCCGCAGCCAGGGACTCGGTTACATCTTCAACTTTGAAACTCAGAATATCAATGATACCGCAATGACCTGACGAGGTATAGAAAAATACGTCTGTCGCGATCCATGGAAGATTTGCATTAGATGGGACAATATCTCCAACCAGAGTCACAATACCGTTTGTCGCGTTAGTATCAGGCACTCCACTGATTGAACCAGCCGGTGCTGACCATGTTCCGTAACCAGAATAACCGATATTGGCGAAGTCCTGAGTCAGACCATAGTAATTGATAGATGCACCGACGGGAACAGGCGCAGATGAAATCACTCTAAACTTGACAGTCGTGCGGATTGTTCTGCCAGCATAGAGCGCGGTCGAGATGCGTTTACGACCACCTATATGAACGTATCCGGTCTTATAGCTAATGCGAAGAACCTTACCATCGGCCGTCGTCGGGTATGAGATACCTGTGGTATAGTATTCCTCAGGCTTTGGTGCCGCGTCTTCTGAGCCGGTAATCCAACCGATGAAGAACCGACCATCTTCAGAGAAGTCCGCAGGGAAGGACGCCGAAACGGTCCTAATCGCGGACGCTGCACTCGACGAGGCACTTACCTGGGAAGCCAGAGCCGCCGATGCACTTGAGGCGGAATCTGCAGCTTTTGTGGATGCAAGGGACGCCGATCCAGAGGCAGCGGTGGCCGAGCCAGAGGCAGCGTTGGCGCTATTCGCAGCATTCGTCGCCTGAGTCGTAGAGGTGGCAGCACTCGCCGCCGCATTGCTGGCAGAAGTAGAGGCGTCGTTTCGATAAGTCAGTGCATTGGCAGCGGCGGTCTCTGCAGAGGTGGCGGCTGTCTGCGATGCCGTCTGGGCGGCTGCTGCATTTGAGGCGGACGTCGCGGCTGCGTTCTTATAACCCTCAGCCGCCGCAGCAGACGCCTGAGCGGCCTGCAATGCTGCTTGAGCAGATGTCGTTGTTCCAAACAGAGTCTGGATATCTGTAAGAGATTGATTAACTTGGGCGATAGAAGCCTGGAACGTTCCACTTATCGCAAGAGAGGCTTGCGGCGAGTAGTTGATCGTCGTCGCATCAAACTCGTCGTAGTGTCCAATCTTGACGTAATAAGTCGTCTCTGTGGAGACGGGAATTCTTGCTTCGTCCTTGCCGTCGAAGACCTTATTGACATCCGACGGAACGAAGTTAGGCACGGTGGAAAAGTGAACGACCGTCCCGGCGTAGTCCAAATCCGTCGGCTTTGTCCACCTGACCCGAATAGCGTCGGCATCCTGAGTCAGTGTTGGGGCAGCAGGGGCGACTGGTCTGGGATTCGTGACAGTGAGAGAGATCCAGTCACCGGCGCCTTCCGAGGAAATGGTATCTCTCATGCGAACTTTCACTTTGAAAGTCGACAGAGGTGTTCCACCATTATCCTGGATATTCTGCTCTCTGGTGTAACGCAGACTACGAGATGTCGTGAAGAGTTCTCTCTTCACAACATCGCCTGTCGTGAGGATCTGAACCTGATAATCCCTAAAGTAAGGATCCTCATATGCTGGGTCGGTAATGCCGGTCGGAGGATTGAGTGCCCATGCCAGCGAGACATCTTTGCCGATGAATTCTCCGTTAGTCCCGTTTATCAACGAGAGCCCACTAATGGTCGGGCGACCAAGTCCACGGGACTCGGAAATGGTCGAGGAGACGTATGCAGCTTGACCTTCTCGACCAGTAACGCTGATCGGAATGACGTTGAACTCATATGCGCCCGCACCCCGATACGGAAGATCCAAATTGTTGGAATAGGTCTCGGAGATCTCCCAGTCGCCGTTGGAGAACCGATGGATGACTTTGTATTTGACGACAAACTTATTCGGACTCTTCACGTAGGAAAGAGTGACGAATTCCTTGCCGCCCGTGGGAGTATTGACGGTTCTCTTGGCAGCCGAAACAGAGGTAACAGGCTCTATCGGCTTACGGCTGTCGTTGACAACTTCCGATCCTGGCTCGAACTGATAGCCATCCTCGATCGCGGGAAACTTCTCGCGATAATACTTCATGCAGATCAGTTCTACATAAGGCTCTTTCGAGGACACTTCGCGAGTGGCAGAGATCGTGTATTCCGGTGGATCAAACGCCGACGAGGAAATAATAAAGGACGTCAGATCCTGTGGAAGGATTCCAGAAAGTGCAGAGGTAAAGGTCAGGACAGTGTGTGATCCAGCAGTCGCGACGATCTGCTTCTTAACAGGGGTTCCATCTGGTAGCGTCAACCAGAGGTAATAGATCACACCGTTGGTGACATCCTGCGCAGAGATCACCAGCGGAGCATCGAGCGTGACGGTAGCGGAAGAGATCGCGAGGATTCGCCCACCAAAGCGAATTCCTTGACGGTGAGCGTCCGCAATCTTAATGACGTCACCTGGGATTAAGTCAGCCAGCTCGAGAGATCCACGGAAAGTGACGGCGCGGTCTTCATACTGCTCGGAGAACAGAGCCCACTTGCCTTGTCTACGAGCCTGAGATCTTGAGGTGCAACCAGCCGCGATGATATCTTTAGGCTTCCATCCAACCTTGCGTATCATTGCAGGATTGGTGACTGCCTCGACTACTGGCTCGCCGAACTGAAGCGGATCATTCCAAGTGACCAAGGCTACCGAGGACTTCGTGCTGCGGGCGAATCCCTCATAGGTGAATTTCCCGCCGATCACGTTGGCATTTGTGATCAAGCGCTTGACAGGCTTAGGCTTATCCTGCGAGAAGAGGATCTTTGAGGTAGCTGCATAGATCATACCATTGAAGGTTGACGCTATGCTCTGCAGAGCCTTTCGAGCCTCCTGTCTGCTCTGGACGTGCATGGTGAACGTGTATCTCGGCTCCATTCCACCAGCGCCGTTTGATACAAGTTCATCACATCTCTTAGAGATCTCATAGAGGGTCCATTTGTCCACCTGAGTCGGACGGATCCTGCGGCCAAGTCCCCAGTCTTTGTTGACAAGAACCGAGTAAAGAATCCAGGCAGGATTGTTCGTAAATGCCTGCTTGAAGTTTCCATCCCAAGGGTCGGCGTAGGTTCTGGCGACGGGATCATAGTTCGTCGGTACCAGACAGACTACACCCTTAATGCGGAACTTCACCTCGCCGATATGATCACCGAACTGCTTCGCATAGGCGGTCATCTTGGCGATGGCATAGCCGGGATATGTCAGCTGATCTTCATAGATCTCGGTGACGCCGTGGAAGGTAGTATCCTTCTGATCGGCGACATCAGTAGAATCCGCTGTGATTCTGCGAGCCCGGATCAGTATGGGGAACGCTCCAAGTCCCTTGAGATTCAGGCGATACAAGAAGTCCTGAGGAGAAGTAAACTTCTCGGAGATAGTCGGGGTCTGGAAGGTCGTCCAAGTGTTCTGTCCGGCGCACTTATAGTCTAGTGTGAATGTGACAGAGTTACCGTTGACTTCGCCAGTCTTCGGGTCATTCTTAGCCATAGCCGGGATCTTAATCCAGACCTTGATGGCATCCAATCCCGAGTTGACAATGGTGTAAATCGGCCAGATAGAGGCCGTCATCTGAATTCCAACAGATTCAAAGTTGGAAATACGATCGTTGCCAGGAATGACGTCCTGGGAGGGTGTTCCCAGACGATAGTTGAAATCCACGCCCTTAGCGTTATCCGTCCCATCGCTGTTACGGATAGGGACATTGTCAATGTAGACACATTTCAGCGGATCAACATCGTCCCATCCCTCGATCACACCTGAGGAGATGAGGTGGAGGATGGATGCTGTGGCTTCGCTAGTCAGTGTGTCCGGGATAGTCTTGGCGTTGCCGCCACCGCCCTTGCCGCCACCGCTCTTTTCACCTGAGAGGAAATGTTCTGGCTTCATTGATAGCCATCCGACATTCCATATCCACCATAATTATGAGATCCCCCGCCGCCTCCGCCCGGATTTGATCCACCGGCATAAGTGTTGGGAGACCCATTCGATCCGAAATGTTGGATGTCCATCTCGGATGAAATCACTGCAGAGCCAGCAAAGCCGGGACCTCCGAGCATCACGGGCACCACATTTCCTTCTTGAGAGGTATTTACGACACTTCCAAACAGGAAGGAGGGTCTGTCTTTAACCGGGTCGGAGACCTCTGGTGTTGGAGCCAGAACGCTGGAAATACCGGACATCAGCATACTTGCACCGAACATGAAAGTCGCACTGCCGAGCGTCCCTGCCCCAAGAAGACCAGCGGTTCCCCAGAATCCAGCGGTGGATGCCGTCGCCCCTAGAAAAGATTCCATTCCCAGACCAGCCGCAATAGAGCCAGCGCCGCCTGTAGCGATCACTAGACCGATCAAAAGCACACCCATCAGAATCTTTCCAAGACCCTTCTTGGAGCCATCCACAACGGGATAGATGTCAATGGCTGTGCCAAGCGTTCCCAGATTCATTCCCATTTCATCCATGGAAAGCTCTAGATCGTCATTGACGAATATCTGGAACTGGCCCTTACGAAGAGATTCTTCGAATCCAGGCACTTGGTAAATGAGAGCCCTCAGAGCCTCAGAGGGGCTGGAAACCGCTAGGGTATGTGTGGCACCATGTGCCGCCGCCAGCGCGCCGTGCAGCCTTATGGTGCGTTCTGAGGCCGTCTGCGGCCAGCCTAATACCGCCGCGCCGTTAAACGCGCGGTCGAACCCAGGAGACCAGTGTGCTATCGGCATAATTGCCGATCCCTTCTATAAGAGAGAGTCTTGTCGGATCATAAGGACGGAAAATCGAGCCGGGATGGTGCAGGCCCTTCCCCTCGCCCATGTATAGTATGGCATGATTTGCCTTTTGGAAAGTAGATCCGATAGAGCAGAGCATAGCATCCCAGGGCTTCTTCGGAGCATCCGCGTTGAGAACCTGAAAGCCATTTGCGACTACATTCTCCATGTAGAAATCGCAGTCTTTTTTCTTCCACCAGCCCCAATCGCGCGGGAATTCTGGAAGCTCTACCCCAAGACCAGTCTTATAAGCGTCCCTCATCAGGGAGTAACAGTCATCCACCCCGTGACGGAACTTCCTTCCAATTAGAGGTCGTCCTTCCAAAGCCTCGCCGAATGAAAAGATCTCCAACAGAAGGTTGCCCTTGGTCGGCAAGATGACCCAAGGAACCCCACTAGACATCTGCGACCGCATATCAGCCGAGGATGGACATTCCAATCCGTCGGGGTGGCTGTGGAAGATTGCGACTAGTTCATGGGAGTGCTCCAAATAGATCTTGGGATCGATAAGGAACTCGTCCTCTTTGTTGGTAGCCAGATTCTCACACGGTAGATATCTGTCTCTGAGTATCAGGCCACAAGCCTCCCTGGGATACTCGGACAAGGTATGCTCTGCCAGATCAGAGTAGAAGTTCCGGACATTAATCATCTTGATCTCCTGACCCCGAGGCAGGCTCTCATTGGAAGAGGACCTGTGGGATATCTTTTCTTGCATCCGGCTCGTTTGTTCGAGCATTGATCCTTAGAGGGATCATTGGTTGCGACATCCAAATCCGTGAAATAGCTCGACCCATTATAGGGACATCTTCCCTGCGTGAAGGTTCCGCCGGAATATGTGCGATAGTCCAAATTGCAGATGTCCTTCAGGATAAGCAAATAGGGCCACATGATCCCATCTACATTCAGGGAGGCCGCAAGCTCGAACTCACAGCTTATCTCATCTAGATGGGAGAGCCGTTCGATATAGAAGGAGTCGGGTCCGAATACCTGAGAAGAGTTTGGCGTTGTTCCACCAGACTGAGTATCCAAGAACTGGACGTAAGTTCTCATACGGGAAAACATCGCGCCAGTGAGGTCACCATAGGTCTCCAGATAGCCAGAGATCGGAGACCCGTTGTGGGTGATCTTGACAGTCGGTGAGCTACCGCTCGATTCCGAGTTGATCTCAAGATTAGCCATTTCCACATCGACCGGGACGTATTCAAGTCCGCCGAAGAAAACGGACCCATTCTTCGAGTCTGTGAACAGCAGAACAGGGCCGCCGAGTTCGGTCAGGTCCAAAGAGTAGAGCTTGACCAAGGCATCTTGCGATAGCTTTTGGGCCTCGGAGATTACAGTATTCGTCATGGTTGTTCCGTAAAGGTCGCCCTGAAGTCCACTAGAGTTCCTTCCTTATACGAAGTCTCCCACTTGAGGCACTTGAACTTTCGCTGGATATTCTCGTGCGCCGCCAAGGTATAGAAGAAGGCTTCCGTTCCTTTTCTGGCGGATAGGAAAGTATCAAACGCTTGTGCTTCCCATTTCTCAATGTTGTTCCAGGGAAGCTCGAGATCTGGAAGAATCATATGGTGGATACCATCCGGTATCGTCTCACTATACTGATCGCCGAAGTCAGCTTTCAGTACCCGAGGAGCCTTAGAGATCTTATAG